CGACTAGTTTATCCTTTAAGGATCTCAATATAACTTTTAAAAAGCATCCTGTAACTAATGACGTTGTTGTTAGTCGGGATGCTTCTGCTATTAAACAGGCAATTGTTAATTTACTTCTAACTAATAAAGGTGAGAAGTTAATGAATCCTAAGTATGGTTCTGATATAAGAAGTTATCTGTTTGAACCTCTGGACTATGGTACTGCTGCTAGAGTTAGAGAAAGTATTACTTATTGTATAACTAATTTTGAACCAAGAGTAAATGTTGGAGAGGTTCAAGTATTTCCAGATTATGATGAAAATGGATTTGCTGTTGAAATGACTTATCAAATAAGAGGAACAGACGATCCACCAATAGCCGTAGAATTCTTCCTTGCAAGGACGAGATAATGCCATATACCCAAATAAACAACCTAGACTTTGCTGATGTTAAAGTAGCTCTCAAAGAGTATATGAGAGCACAGACGGATTTCACTGATTACGATTTTGAAGGATCCGCAATTAGTCAAATTCTAGATGTACTAGCATATAATACTTACTATACCGCATTCAATACCAATATGGTAGTGAATGAATTGTTCCTAGACTCCGCAACTCTACGGGACAATGTGGTATCTCTTGCGAAACAACTAGGATACACTCCCAAATCTATTACAGCACCCAAAGCTTCTGTTAATATAACACTGTCATTTAGTGGTAGTGCACCTGCGGAAGTATCAATAAAAAGCGGTAGTGGGTTTGTTACAAATTACGATGGTAGTCTATATCGTTACATACTGAAAGAAGATATGAAAGTATCTGTTGTAAACAGTGTAGCAACATTTACAGATATACCAATATACGAAGGATCTCAAATTGTTACTAATGTAGTAATTAACACTAGTTTAAAGGATCAAAGATTTATTATTGATAACTCAGGTGTTGATATTAATACATTAGGTGTAAGAGTTTTTCAAGCAGCAAACTCAAGTGTATTCACCGATTATAAGGTAGCAAATAATATTTTAGATATTGGTGCTAGTGATGAAGTATATTTTATAAGTGAGATTGAGGACGAGAAGTATGAAATATTCTTTGGTGATGGTGTACTTGGAAAAAAACTAGAAAATAATAATGTAGTTCAAATGAGTTACATTGTAACAAATGGAACTGCTACTAATGGTGCAAAGACTTTTACCTTTAATGGTCTTATGGAAGATGAGAATGGTACTACTGTAACTCTTCCATTTTCAATAACATCTACAAGCACATCATCAGCAGCATCTGGTGGTGCAGACATTGAAACGATTGATAAGATCAAGTACAATGCTCCTAAGTTCTACGGATCGCAAAACAGAGCAGTTACTGGTAATGATTATAAAGCGATTGTGCGGAACTTATATCCTGCAACAGGTGATGTTATCGTATTTGGTGGTGAAGATCAAGTGCCACCCGCATATGGTAAGGTATTTCTTTCCGTCAAACCCACTGAGGCTGCTGCACTCTCATCATTTACTAAAAATGAGTTAACAACTGAACTTAAGAAGTATACAGTTGCGTCTATTAGACCTGAGTTTGTTGATCCTTCTATTCTATACTTAGAATTGACTAGTAGCATATACTACACTGGTACTAAGACACAATTACTACCTACGGAAATAGCAACTAAGGCATCTACTGCAATAGTTGAGTATCTAAAGACATCTCAGACTGAGAAGTTTAATGGTAAGTTTAGATATAGTAAGTTTATTGGTGTGATTGACAATTCAGATGTTTCCATCAACTCAAATGATACTACTGTCATGATGAGAAAGGATTTTATAGCACAGATTAATGCATCTTCTTATTATGAGATATGTTATCAAAATGCATTCTATGTTGATTGTAACAATCCTGTAGTATCATCTACAGGTTTCACAGTCTTTGAGTTTCCAACCTATACCTCGTATCTAGAAGATAGAAATGGAAAAATAGTGCTATATAGACTAGATCCTGTAAGTGGCGATAAGATTTTATTGGATGATTCAGTAGGAACTATTGATTATGTAAAAGGTGAAATAGAAATGACCAATTTCACTATCTTAAAGGGAACTTTCTCTGACAATCGTATTGAGTTAAGAGTTAAACCCGCAAATAAAGATATTGAAGTTAAACGTGAGATGTATCTAGATGTAGATGTATCAAAAAGTAAATTTGTAGCATATAAAGAAGAGTAGGAATGCCTAAGACTGCTAATAGAATCTCGTTTCTAATTGATTCTCAACTTCCTGATTTTATCAACGAAGAGTATGAACTGTTTGGAAAGTTCATACAGAAATACTATGAGCAGTTAGAAATTCAAGGGCAACCATACGACATTATTGAGAATCTTCAAACTTATAAAGACATTGACTTTTATGAACAACAAATACTTAGACAACACGATACTCTTAATGCTGCTATCACTACTTCTAGCGACACAATTCTATTACAAGATGCAACGAGTTTTCCAAAACAAGGTGGATACGTAAAGATTGATGATGAGATAATTTTTTATGCAACTAGAACTGATACTACATTACAGAACTGTTCTAGAGGTGTTAGTGGTAATACAACATTAGGAGATCTTTATAATACAAGTACATTTGTTACAACCCAAGCATCCAGTCATACCAATGGATCTAAGGTACAAAATATTAGTAATCTTTTCTTGTATGCATTAATTAAAAGTTTTGAGAGTGAGTACCTACATGACTTCCCTGAAGCATACCTGAACGATGCTGTTGATAAAAGAGCTCTTATTAAGAATATAAGCTCATTCTATCAGTCAAAAGGAACTGATAAGTCAGTCAAATTTTTATTCAAATGTCTAGTTAAAGATGATCCTGAACCAGAAGTTGCATATCCACGTGACTTTACTCTTAAAAGTTCTGAATCTAACTGGGTTAACAACTATTCTTTAAAAGTTAAGGTATTATCTGGTACAGTAACTGATCTTATTGGTAAAACAATTTCTCAGACAACGCCGTTTGCATCTGCTATTGTTGATAATGTACGTTTTAATGGTACATATGATGGTGAAGATCTATATGAGATCATACTTAACGAAGCAAGTGTAAATGGACAGTTTTCCACAGCTGCAAGAACTAAATTAACAGAGTCTATTCTTGTTGGTGATACTGTAGGTGATAGAGTGGATGTAGAATCCACAATGGGGTGGGATAAGAAAGGTGAATTTACTATTGGTAGTGAGAAGTTTACATTTGAAGATAAGAATGTTAATCAGTTTGTTATAAAGAGTAGAGAAGGCACTACAACGTATCCTATAGGCACTTCTGTGACTTATGGTGCAAATGTATCTGGATCAAATGTAACATTACTAGTCTATGGTGTCTTATATAATGCGACTAATGAGACAAACTCTCCGTACTCAAATGCAGGTGATATACTTGAGATATCTGAGCCAGGTTTTATAACAAATGATATAAAGATCTTTGATGCACAGAACAATCTTCGCTGGGCGTTGCCTGGTGCTTCTCCACTGATTAGTGACTTAAACACCAATGTATCAGCCATCTATGAGGATGGTGAAGGTTATTACATAGCTTCTTCGGGTTTTCCTTCACATGCAGTGGGCACAGCAGGTCAGCCAGCTGGTGTAAAAGATCAGAAGCAATTAAAAATTATTAGAAAAACACCTATTTCTACAACTGAGGTTTATGAAACTAAGTTTAGAGATGTAGGTATTGCAACAAATGGTATTCCATTTACAAGTTACAAAGATTCTGATGTTGTATTTAATGGTGCTCTTCAAACCATTGCTGTTAATCTTCGTGGTAATGGATATCTTAATGCTCCATATGTATTAGTTGATGGCGTATCTGGTAAAGCAACATCATCACTGTCTGGTCAAGTATTACAATCAATAACAATTACTGATGCTGGTGCATATACTTCTATTCCTACTGTTGAAGTATTATCTGGTAGAAATGGAACTGCTACTGCTGTAGTAACAAATGGTGTTATCACTAGTATTACTGTTACTAATGCAGGTGAGTATTACTCTACTCCTCCTGAAGTTAGAATTACAGATAATTCAGGAAAAGGTAGATTTGCAGATTACGTGGCTGATATATCAAGCACTGGTACTATAACTGGATTTACAAAAATCAATGGTGGTGACTTCTATACACAAGCGAATGTTGTAGTTGACTTGATTCCTGTTGGTTCTGGTGCAACTGCAACTGCAACTATTAAAGAATGGAGAAAAGACAAGTATTTTATAAACAAGACTAATTTAGATTCTGAGAATGGATATTGGTTCCAGAACTATGATTCTGCTAAAGGATATGGATATGCTTACTATGCATCTCCTACTACATTAAGAACTAATGACACAGGAGGATCTCATTCTCCTATTCTAGGGTTTGCTTATGATGGTAACCCCATATATGGTGCTTATGGTTATGGAGATGCACTAGACGCTTCTAGTGCTATTACACAAATGAGTCCTAGTTATTCTAGAAACTCTACTAGAGTAGGACCTAGCACAACAACATATCCTCTAGGAACATTTATTGATGATTATACATTTACTGATGGTTCTGGATTGTTAGATAAGAACAATGGTAGGTTCTGTGTTACACCTGAGTATCCTGAAGGGACTTATGCATACTTTATTACAGTTGATGGTAATGGTGATCCATTATTCCCATACATTGTAGGTAAATGTTATTATTCTTTACCCTTAGACTCTAACTATAATTCTGCAATGACTCAGGATGATTTACCAGTTGGTGCAAATAGACTAAGAACATCTGGTATATCTAAGAATGGTGTACAAGCAGTAGCAAAAATTGAAGATGTAACAAGAGGAACTGTATCATCTGCTACAATTGTAAGTAGTGGATCTAATTTTTCTGTTGGTAGTGGATTAGTAATAGATGATAGTGGTACAGAAGGATCTGGTGCTACAGGTGAGATAGAATCTGTTAAAGGAAAAACAGTATCATCACTTGAATCTCAAACCACTAAAGCATTATATGTTGTTCTTACTAATAACAGTTATCTTTTTGATGGAGATACTATTACTCAAGCAAACACTGGTGCTACAGGTAAAATAGTTGGTAACGTGTTTACTGCTAAGAACTTTGCACTACGTGCAGTAACAGGGACATTTAATAGTACAGACGTACTATCATCTAATACTAAAGTAATTAATTTAATTCTTGATAATCAATCATCATATACCAAAGGTGCTACTTTAACATTTAGTGATGGTATAGCAGCATCAGTAGCAACAGGTGAAGTTCTAGAAACAACAATAGATCAAAATAATGTCAAGGTAAAAGTTTTGACAGGAACTTTTAGTGTTTCTACAACTTTATTCCTAACAAGTTCTAATTTAATTAATACAACAGGTTCAAAGATTGTTTCTTTATCATCTCTAAGTGATAATCTTTCTATTTTTACATTACAAGACAATGTAGCACTATTAACTACATCTTCTACACATGGCGTTGGTATTAATGAAGAAATAAATGTTGATGTCAATCCCGATGATGCATCATCTACAACAACTTATTATGTGAGAAAAAGAGTTTATCAAGAAGCAATCCTTAAAACTTCAGTCATAGCAACTACTCTTAACGATAATAGTATTGGTAGTTTTAGTATAGTAAATGGTGGTGGAGATTATACTGCTAATTCATACACTGGTATTGCATTGTCTGGTGGTGCAGGTTCTGGTGCAAAAGCAACTATAGTTGTTTCTAGTGCTAAGGTTGTTAGTAGTGTTATATTGACTGATAAAGGAACTGGATATAATAGAGGTGATATTCTTACAGTTGGAGCGACTGATTTAGGTAAAGCAAACCCTTCAACTAAACCAGATCTTAAAGTACGTGTTGATCATGCAGGATTTGCATCAGAGAACAATATATTAAATGTTACTAATTCTGATAATATTACAGTTAACGATTTCTTACAAATTGGCAGCGAGATTGTAAAAGTTACTGCTAAAAATAGTAATGCTTTGACTGTATCAAGAGCACAAAATTCTACTACAGCTGTTGATCATTTTAATGGTGCTACTATTTCTGTATATAATTTTGGATATAATATTCCTGTTAATCATCCTGTAGGAAATACTGTTAACGATGCTAAAGTTTTGTCATATGATTCATCTACTCAGAAAGCAGTATTTGTATGGGATTATGATCAAACAACATCATCAATTAATCAGATAACTTTATCAACAGTTTTTTATGATACTAGTGCTGATACAAAATTAATACAAATACAATCTGTTACTAGTCCAGATGTTTATTTTGAATTTTCATCAGATAATACTACATTTGTGAGAAATCAAATTATTGA